TTAAGTTGTTTAAGAAAATCTTTTTTATTAGTACAACTGTATATGTATACAATTTCGACTTCACAATCCTCTGTATCTGTACATACACATAAAGCATGATCTCCTTTTCTTGAATCTACTCCCATTCTGTACTTCATTCAAAACAACAATGCCACGCCAGTGCCGGTTGGCTGGTCCCTTAAAATCCTCATCGTGGAGATAGAGGGAGCCTGATTGAATGCCTTGGATAGTACGTCCAGTGGCGAATTGATGCGTGCCTTGCATCAAGCCTTGCACGTGTCCGTGTACGAAACTCTGTCCAATCTTCTGTAGTCGATTCTGGATCGTACCTCCAATTGGCTTTCCCGTATTTGGGACTGGAAAGAAATGGGAATAGACGACGCCATCCACTGTAATCTGACCCGGGGCACCAGCGTAGTAAGGGACTACCTGCCAGCCCGGAGATTCAAGCAAGTGATCACCGAGTGTACCAACCAATCGCGGGTCTTTGTTGATCGCCTTGTTTTGTCTCGATTCATGGTTCCCCCGCAACAAGATTTTCTTGCACTTGTGCGTGATTAGTCGGTTCAAGGTGCGGAACGTCTCGTTACCAGCCTCAATGTCATCTTGGACACGCGCCCCTTCCATCTTCAAACTTCCCGGTCCGTCGTAACTTGAAAGACTAGGGAAGTCCCAGTGGTCTCCGAGATGAATCACTACGTCAGGTTTATAGTCGTTGATCGCTTGAGCTACCCACTCAAAGTGCCGAACAGGGTCGCCCTTACGGCACTGGGTATCAGGCAGAATAAGATGTCGTTTAGTCATCGCTTAGGCACCGTTATTCTTGACTCAAAGCCACAAGACTTCCAGTATAGGTTCCAGTTACATTCACTAGTTACGTCCTTTTTGTAGTTAGGGTAGAAGAAGTAAAGGTGGGCAGATGCCGAGGATGTCATCACCAATCCCTTTCTTGCTTCATCAGTTCGTCAACACGCGCGTCATAATCCTCAGGATTCTTTGAAAGCCCTTCCATCCGGTCTTCACTTTCCCAAGCACCGTTTACACGGCACCAACGATAACGTAGTGCGTCACGACAAGCACCAGCATAGAACTCAGCAAGCCGGTCAAGTGTCGTTTTCAACTCTTCGTTTTCTTCTAGCAACTCTTCCTCTCGCTTGGTTTGCATAATGCTCCTTTCTGCTCTCAACAATTAACTATCTTTCTCTGAATTAAGAGAAGACATTATCATTTGAACAAGTCGTTCCACTTGTTCGTCATCTACATTTCTATATTCCACATAGATTTTCTCTCCTTTCAGGCCCTCTATTGTCCACTTTCTCAAATGAGTTGGCTTCCATCCTGCCCATCTCTTTCTTGTCATTCGCCCCCTCGCTTGAGTGTCAACAGAAAATAACCGTGGGCAAGAATCATCCCAACAACCACAACAGGCCACACTAGGTTCAACAGTTGACGACCGAGATTAAAGCTGGCGTCAGCTTGTCCTTTGACAAGAGCTTTAGCTAAGAACTGATGGCTGTTCATCAAGTAACAGCCAAGCAGGTAAATCAGGATTGTGAGCATTTGTTTATAAAATCCTCTAAAGATTTAAACTCTTGGGTTCGACTATAAAAGAATCTGATTCCACCCAACATCCCGAATTCCTCCTCGCCCGGAACGCACCAAGGCGGGTATTTCTCTACAGAAATGAAACCGGGAAACTCTCGGTAGATAGGCCCTGAATCTGCGTGTAAAAATGCAACTAAATACCTCTGAAAGGCGATTGCTTCGTCAAGCCTTCGTTGCAACTCTTTCTTTGTCACTCTCGTCACTTGTCCACCTTTTCACTCTTGTTGAAAATCTCAGCAATCATCTTGGCGACAATAGTAACCAAGTCGTCACTCTTTAACCGCATAACGACTTTACCATCTTCATCTGCAAATGTCAAGTATTCAAGCTTGTTGGTTTTCTTTATCTTCTTGGTCACAACAGCCATTCCTCCGGGATCAAGCCTTGCGGGCTGATGGCAAACTTGATTCCACGCTTGGAGCACCAGTCCGAATAGTGAGTTTTGGATTTCTTGTTGATTGCATTGTTTCTCTGAAAGAGAATGCGAATGTCAAGTTCAGGATGTTGTTCAATCACACGAGCCATCTTCTGACGACTAGCGGCGTCCCAGTAACCCTTCCCCTCTACAATCACCCCATTGGGCAGGATAAAGTCCGGAACGTACTTGTGCTTGGTTTCAGGTACGGTGTACTCAATCACCATTGACTCGTAAGTGTAGTCAACCTCTTTTTGTTCCAAGCACTTCCTGATCTTACGTTCGTAACCGGAGCGGAGCTTACGATCCACCATCGGCTTTGGTACGCGCTTCTTGTACTTCTTTGGCACCTGTTAGAGCCTCCCAAACCATTTTGTCATACCACATTTGAAACTGACGTTGTGCTTCTTTCCTGCGCTCCTCCGCGAATTCTTTCTCGGTCTTTCGCATCTTCTTTCAGTTCCTTCCATTGGTCACTTTGTAGGATTTCTTCAAAGCGTTTGTCGTATTTGTCAAGTTTGGCAAGTGTTTCGTGTATATTTTGATACATACGTCAACTCGCTGGTGGCTCAATATCAGACACACCATCCCAAGGAATGCGTGTGTATCTGCGCTTCAGATACAGTTGTGCCTTCGCTAGACAAGCATTGAAGTTTGGACCTATGGCTAGAGTAGTCGGTGGTTGCAGACTATTATTATATTCCTCGACACAAATCCAATGCCCTGTTACTTCATCTTGCATGAAGTAGAACTGACTTTTAGCACCAGTCATCTATCACACTCCCGGGTCAGTCATGCGTTGGAACCGACACTCCATACGCTTACCTTCAGCGATACACACTACACCCCACTGGTCATCCATCTTGTTAATCTGGTCTTGGAGTCGGTAGTGTTCAAGGCGGTAGCTGGTCGCGTACAAGGCAACGATTGCTCCGAGAAGCATGAATACACCAGCCCAACCAGAACCAATAAAAAGATCAAGCATCCACTTCTTCACTGTTAATCCTCCTCAGTAATTGCATAGTAAACACAGGGAAAAGAAACAAAGGCGATGACTTTCTTGTCTTCATTTAAGAACTCAAACCCTTGAGTCGTTTCGTTAACGATCGCGACACCCTCGATGATTGTGTTTACAAACTCACTGATGATATGAGTCCTTGCCATGTCACTTCATCTCCAAAAAGTAATCCCAGTTACGGAAGGCAGCGACAACAGGATAACCGTCATCTGGCCCGTTAACACACTCTAGTACACAACTACCGTTCTCTACGTTCTCAACGTCCATTCGGTGGCAAGTGACGACTTTCGACTTACGCTTACTAATCTCTCCATCCCAATCTGTGTAGTACACTCTGTACTTCTTTAGATCACTCATTTCTTTTCCCTCTCATACATGATCCAATCAGACTCTAGACAACTCGCCACATTGCGGAGTGACTTCGCTAACCAGTCGGATGTGAATGGCTCAGTGAACGAATAGTCAACAAGACTAGTTCCGTCTTCAAACTTGATAGTAATTGCCATTGTTGAATCTCCGAAATGGGTCTTAATCTCTGTTGTAAGATTAGCAACTCTTTTCTTTTTTCTTACTGCGTCAGTATCGGACACCACATCTCTCCTTTTCTCTTTCGCATGTACAACAACCGACCAATCTCGGTGTAGGCTTCAAACCACTTATCTCCGTACTGCTTTCGGTACTCAGCTTCTACGGCCATAGCACATTCTATCTCGTTTGTACAGTGCTCTAAAAGCTTTTCTGATTTCTTTTCTCCGAGCCCTTTGATACCGGGGATGTTATCGCTAGAGTCACCCCACAGCATTTGCTGATAGAACCACTTCTTTCCTTCAAACTCGTCAACCCAGTAGAACTTGTTTTTAGGGTAGTTGAAGTGCCACCCTTGGTGTTGGTCTAGGTCCTTATCAATATGGACTAGAACGGGGTTTAATCCCTCTTCAAAAGCCTCTGTGAACTCAATACCACAAGTGTCGTCTGCCTCTTCATTGTCTGCTACTTCTGCTCCCCAGTTATTCAGCAAGTATTCACGACACGCTTGAAGGTGGACTGGTTTAGGAAGGACCCGATTACCTTTGTACGGCTTGATAGTTGCAATCTCAAACCGGAAGTTCTTGTCACCACCGATGTGGAAAGTATAGGCATCTGGTTGGCACATGTCAAAAATCTTGTCAATGATCGTCTTGACGTTGTGTAGTGCGTGCTCAACCGGACTCTCGTCACCCGCCCCCGCTGCTGCTCTGTAAAGAATACTGTCCGCATCAATCACCGCAAGCCCGTAGCCATCTTCAACATCTACGTTCTCGATTTCATCTTTTGCTATTTGTTCCATTCTGTTCCTGTTGTACAGTCTGTTCCTTTCACACCAAGGACAACCACCGTTGTGCTCACAGCTACGGGAGATAGCGGGATTGTACCCGTCCCGTTCTCTCTTCCCGGTTCTTTTGTTTCTTCGGTAAGTGTTTGCCATGTAGCCACTCTACTGTGAACCTAAGACATTCTGCAAGCAGTTGGGTCTCGTGCCAAACATCTGCCGTTTGTTTACTTCTGGACTTCCAGTGGACTCTTTTCGACAATGCAAGTCTCCCCGCTATTCTGGACATACGCCCCATCTTCTAACGTCCAAACACCATACTGACTAGGACGACTACTAATAACGGCGTTAGGTGGGCTCATGTACGAAATCTCAAACGCACTGTTGTAGCAAGTGAGTGAGTTACGGATACTGTCCTTTGCGGCGCTTGCCACAACAACAATAATCATCGCACAGGCCCACAAGACAACGCCAGTCTCAAACCACCTGTTCAACAGAAAACCTCTAATCTTCTGTATCATACTCATCATCTTCTCCTTGATCGTCCTTCCACTCGTTCAAGTCGTCAAACGCAATGTCCTTGAAGGATCGCTTACGTTGCTTGTGTGTCTTGGGCTTGTGGTACTTGTGCATCTCTTCTGCTACAGGGTTACGCTTGGCTTCACGGAGAAGACGGCGTAGGCGGTTATCGAGTTTGGGGCTCATTGCTTGGGGCTCATGTCTAGGATCACTCTTCGTCACTTGTTACCACATGCCTTGAACATTTCCACTTCGGAAATCAGCTTCCCAAGAAGCTCGTGATACCTTTTCTCGGAGTTGTTTGATTTCTTCTATCGCAGCAACAATATCACCGCCGTACAATGTATTCAGCGGTTTTTCATAATAACCTATTACTGTCCCATCGTAGTCAGTAATGGCCTCAGTGAGAACTGTAACAATGTCTCGACTATTCTTCATCATATTTCTCACATTCAATGTAGTGGTCAAGCAAGGCGTTCTGGAACTCAAGCAGTTCAGATTGGCTCCCGAACTCTTGTTTGAACGCCTCTGGTTCTAGTGCGTAACTTGGACCCATGATTTCCCTTACGTCTTCGTACTTGTGCCCACACGGCACCTGTCCTTCATGGTGATATGGGCACTTGGCAATTGTGTAGTCGTGACCAAGACGCTTCTTTCCGCTGATGATGTGGTGGATTTGTGGTGGGTTCTGGTGGATACCTCGGAGAATACAAGGCACACATCCGATAGCCGACATGCGCTCAAAACGCTTCTGTTGTGCTTTGGTCGGTGGCTTCGTGCTGTGTTGCATCTAGTTCCTCTACTGTCACTGTGTAACCAAGGGCTTTTAGCAAGGCTTCAAAGCTTGGGGCACATGCCGAATTTACAACGTACTCACCTTCGTTCTCGGTTGTCTTGAACACAAGCCACTTTTGGATTTCAGACATTATCAAGACCCCACTTCTTCTTCAGCTTTTCAAACAGTTCTTTCTCTTGTGCGTCCTTCTTTTCCTTTTGCTTCTTTGCAGATTCCCTTGCCTTTTGTGTACGCTTCATCTTAGCTTCTAGCTCTTTTGGAGTCATCGGGCGGTTATAGTAGATATACCATTCGTAGTAGCCATCGTTGTCGTATCCATATTCTTTCTCACTATCAATTTTGATATTTTGATATCCAAGTTCAGCTTTTTCGGCTATGACGCTTTCTACTTCGTAGACGAAAGATTGGATGGAACTCCAATCATTGTAGTGCGTCTTGTAGATTTTCTCTTTGACCTGAATCATTTCAGACATGCGCCCACCCCATTGCACTAGCTACAGTAGGAAACAACTCAACAAGTTTACCCTTCACAGCGTTAGCAATCTCTCGATGCTCTTTCTGTGTACTCTCGTCACACCGCACTTCAACGTAGTGAATCCAACTACGAAGCGTACCGTTCACGTACATACGACTAGGCGTAAGACCCTCTGGAAGCAAAGCACGAGCGACTTCCTTGGCGACGCCCTCTTGAATTGCAAACTCATAAAAATCCCTAGCGTCATCCATAACACACTTTTGAAGTCTTTTCCATGTGTTGTTTAGCCACTCACCCTCACAAGGAAGACTGTTCTGCCTGTTCTTTTCGTCTTGCAATCGACACTCACGGTACACCATGTCACCCAGTTTGTCAACAGTTTGGTATCTCTGTGAGAACTCTTGAAAGCTGAACGAACGGTGACGGAGAATCTGACGAGCAATGTCTCGCGTGGTGTTAATCTCCAAGCACAAGTTAACCATCTCAAACGGGGACCAATGTCCGTTATCCAGCATGTACTTCAACAGTTTTGTATAGTCCGGGTTCTCTTGGTTATCTGGATTACTGACACGAGCGATGTACGCTAGATGCTTCTCTGCGTCAGGTGTTACCCACACTACTTCAACGGTCATCACCACTCCCACTGATTACGTTACGTTGCTTACGGTCTTCTAGCTTTTCGATGTTGTGGCGCATGACGGATTCAAGATCAAAGCCATAGTAGTCACTAAGCACAGCACAGAACCACATCACGTCCCCTACTTCCTTCTTGATGTTCTGGCGAGAGGCTTCGCTTTCCTCCACACGACTAGCCCCATCTCTGATCCACTTGGCATACGCCCCCGCTACTTCCCCTGCTTCACTACAAAGACCAGTAACTAGATAAGCACTGTTAAGGCTAGTAGGAAGAGCGTACTCTAGACACTTCTGTTGGTACTCATTGGGACTCATGTCAAACCTCTCGCTGCGGAAACATCTTGATCTTACCATTCCAGCCCGGAAAGGTAGGGACCGCGTGCTGTTCGAAGGTGAACGTGTCGTCGTCCCATTGCGTCATGCGCCCACAGTGAATCCAATGTGTCTTCTGTTCACCGTTAGATACTTTGTAGTCACGACCAGCACAAGCGTCAAACTGCTTAATCATCTTACTCATCTTTCTTCTCCTTATTCAGCGTGTCAATCAGCTTTTCAAGATAGTGCTTGGCTTTCTTCACGTCTTGAACTCCACCCTTTCCAACACCTTCACTGTTGAACCGAGCAAGATAAGCAACAGCACTACCAAGATAGTAACCTACTTTCTGGTCACTTGTCAACCAGTCATCAAGTGCAGCCCAAGGCTGTACCTTCATACGCTTGTAGTGATCGCCACCTACTTGACGGTTGTCGGGAGAAGTTGGGTCACGTGTCACATTTGCGTTCTTTTCCGTCATGTTCGGAATCAAAGGCTTCACTAGTGGATTACCAACCGTGTCGTACAACCCATGTTCCTGAGAGAAAGCAACCAAATCATCCAGTGCTTTCTTACGTGTGTCTTCAATACCCTCTGAAACCTCCTGTACGGGCAAGGAAGGGCTGTTGCCAGAGGGGGTCTGTAGGGTAGTAGCGGGTTGATCTTGCGATTGCTCTTGGGCTTCCTGCTTCGTTTTAAGAGGGGTCCCAAACTTCTTGATGTCCTCCGCTGTGCAAGCAGAGTACACCCACTCGTTACCTGCCCACAAATAGCACGTCTCCTCGCCTGCCTTGTAATACATACCGTAATATTTGTGTGTTGCTTCATCTTTGCTTGGGTACATTTTGCTACTCATGTTTTACAAATCCTAGAAAGAAAGAGGGTGAGATTGCTCCCACCCCAAAAATGTTACGATTCTGGACATCCGCCCCAACGGTTACAAGTCTACATTAGCTCCAACAGAGACAGCCCAGTTACGCCAGAACCAAGTCACGTTATCGTCCGTAGTACCGTCCCACCAGATATTGTACACATAGTGATCGGTACGTTCAGTACCAGCAATCGGTTGACTGTTGTACCCGAACGTGTCAAAGCGGCGCTTGAACTGCTGAAACGCTTGAGCACTTGGACGCTGGATCGCGTTGTTGGCTACATTGTCTCGATAGCTAGGAGGAGCACTCGGGCTGAAGTCAGGGCTTAGATTATTCTGATCCCAAACTACCTTGACAAAGCCGTTCTGCCCGTACTGACCTCGGTACTCCGTCTTTGGATAGTCTCGGTTCGTCATCATCACCGTACCAAGAACGCTCTTGGTTTGCCACACGATGTTGTCAACAAGGATGTCTTCGTTCTCGTCTTCCACGAGAGGAGCAAAAGTACCGAAGTCTTCCAACGCACTCTTTACTTTGTCAATGTTGAGGAAAGCAGTCTTCGGGAACTGCTGTTTCAACCAGTAAGCGATGCAGTGGTACATGGGAATCTGGTCAGCGATGACCTTGTATCCCTTCGCGTAAAGCTCTTGTCGGAGTTCGTCAACACCCTTGGAGCGAGGAGCACCTGTAGGGGTATTGTAGAACCAGCCAGTCTCTTCGTCGTAGTGTACAACAGCTTCAACAGTGGGGGTGGGTGTCGCCTGTCCATTCGTATCAAGACTCTGGACATCTGCCACAAATTTGTTCACAAGTTCTTGCAATGATGAGTTAGCCAATTGTATTTCTCCTAGTTATCGAATTGGGCAAGCGCCCGTAGTGCAATCAAGCGAAGGATCAAAGTCAAGACTTGCTGCTCCTGACGTGACCGGGGTTGTTCGTGCTACAAGTGCGTCGTACTCTTCTTTCGTAATCTCTTCAAGCGGCGCTTGGTCAAATCCGTGGTCACTGTGAAGCAAGAACGAGAGTGTCTTGAAATTTTTGTTCCAGTGCTTCTTCAGGTATTCTTTAATCTCCGGAAGTTCTTCGATCTTGTAATACACCGTACAAGACACTGAGTTGTCTGACCATTCCTTCTGCAATCTGCGAACAACTTCAAGCTGGTCAACGGCGCTCATGTCACGCGCCAACACTGCGTGTTCGCTGTGCCTGAACGGAAACGAGACTACAACCGTACTACGATCCTCTGACCCGTCAAAGTTACGAACGTACTCAATGTCGTAACCGTGATCTCGACAAGTCTTAGCTAGATCGTGGTCCGCTGCAATACGAATACGGCGGATCATGTGCTTCGCGTAAGCCGGATGACAGCCCGGAGTCACACCCGGCAGCAAACTAAGCGTACCTGAAGGCTTCTGTGTCGTCAACTTAATCGACTTGTTGATCCCGTGCTGTTTGCTGTACTCGTTGTCCAGTTCACGAAGCTGAAGGTAAACATCGGACAACCACGATTTTTGTTCTTCGGTACACTCCATGTATCCCGTAACGCCAATACCCATGCGAAGGTTCTTATGAACCACTTCTTCCGTTGCCTTCTGATGACACGGCAACAAGAGAGCACCTTTGCAAACCTTGTAAAGCGTACTTGCTACCTTGAACAGTTCCTCTTTTGATTCGATGTTCGGAAGGAAAATCTCCGCGAGGCAACAAGTCTCCCAAGCGTTCAGCGACTGTTCAGCACAAGGGTTGTAACCACGCACGTGCGGGTCTTTGTACTTTGTCTCTCCAATCCGTCCTACGTTCTGACTTAGCTTCAGGTTAATCAACCCATAAGGCTCACCAGAGCCATCGTACCCGTTCCAAATCTCATCGGGAAGAAGATTGATGTCGTTACACACGACACTGTTATTGGACATCTGCCGCCAACTTGGGATGTTACCGAGTGCCCAGTTCTTCGCACGAAGAAACTGAAGATCATCTGCGTCACCAATTGCAATCTGTGCGCTGCGTCGGACGTTACCGGCAACAACAATCTTACCGATGATGTTCAGGATGTCCAGACAGTCAATTGGGCGAAGCTGTTTTCCTCGTCGTTGTTCAATGACGTTGCCAATCTGCTCAATACCCCAAACCAAATCTTCTGGTCCACTTGCAACACCACCGAACCCCTTGATCGGAGCCCCTTTACCACGGATCAACTGCGTGCTGTACGTGAACGTGTGTTTGTCTTCTGGCTTGAACGCTGCTCGAATCGTGTAGTCAAGCAGTTTGACCCATCCTTCGCGTGTGTCGCTAACAATGAAATCTGCGCTTGCGTCGTCCTTTCGCGTTGGTGTTTCAAATTCTTCTCGAACAGGCGGGAGCTTGTAGACGTATTCTCGCTGGATGTTGTAGCCAACGCCGCTGCCAAGCATCAAGTTGTCAAAGGTCCAAGTGAACGCTTCAAGATTATCGACAACCGTGAACGCACAGTTCATCAAACTGGCAAGGCCAAGACGCTCAACTGTCTTTGTCCCCATCTGCCACAGGAACCGCCCTGCTACAGTACCCTTCAACTTCAACATCGTATCTCGAAGGTACTCCGCGTCTTCTTCGTTCAACGGGACGGGAAGGTTCTTACTGGCGTCTACTACGCGATTAACAGTATCAGGCCAATCTTCAAGGGTTCCGTCCTCTTGTGTTCGAGCATAGGTTCGGCGGTACGTCAGCCAACCGACACTTGACCACGGGGTTACAATGTCTTCCTTGTTGTTATCTAGTGTCACGTATGTTGTTCCTCCTTGTTTGGGCGCATGTTCAGAATCAATGCGTTAGACATCTTCTCCGCTTTCTTCCGTTGTGTAACAGCTAAACACACGACCGTTCACTTGAAATTTCTCAAGCTGAAGACAGTCGTGAACGATGGTGGTTTGTGCTTGCTGATACGCGACATATGCCACCAAAGCAGTCACAGCAACAGCACCTAGAATAACAAGACCATCGACCTTATCGCGGCTCATGTCAAGAATCCTCTGGAAGTTTCGGAATCGGAATCCAAAGCGTCGGGGTAAAAGCATCTCCAAGGGAGTCTCTGGCAAAAGGCTTGCTGCGTCCCTCAAACCAATACCCCACTCCAAAATCGAAACCGTTTGTGCAAAAGAAATCAGAGCTATCCTTCGGTGCTGTCTCAATGAGTTGCCATTTGCTCAATTTACTACTCCTTTCAATCGCTTTGAAACAATGTCAAAACTTACAGAGCGTGTAACAGGGTTACTTGCAGTCAAGTATTCAAACAGACACTCGGCATCTGTCGCACGTCGGTTAGATGGCTGCTCAAAGTCTTTGACTGGAAGGTGAGCAAGCAAGTCCTTGAACGATCCAATCTGACTCACTGTGATTCCTCTGGATAGTCAAGAATGTAACCGATACAGTTGATGCGATCCATTGCTGCTTTGTTGTGACTAATGTATCCGTCCAACTTCAACTCACTTCCGTATCGTCCTGCTAGAAGCGCTTGTTCGTACAAGCGTAGTACGTGTTCTTTGATTTGTTCTGATTGTTGGGTAGTCAGGTTGGGCATAGGTCGAACCTTCGGTGCTTGTCCAGAATCCGTGGTGGTAGCCCGTGCCTGACTCGAACAGGCGACCCCAAACTTAGAAGGTTTGTGCTTTATGCAGTTAAGCTAACACGGGATTATATTTTAACTTTTGTTCTATCCCTTGAACTACAGAAGCATTGAATCTATATAAGATTCTTTAAAATTTCGAAATTTGTTTTATATTTAGCGTTTGAATTGTAATCATTCAAAACACTAAGGTGAAACAATGTTTATTTAAAACTCTCAGATTGATAGGTAATAAAAGATACGAATTCTTCAATATCTGCCTTTAAAATGTATTTAATAACACGGGTGTTAAAAATAAACTCTTCATTGCGGATAATGTCATTTATATCTTTTAGGTTTTTAATTGAGTAGTGGTTTAATTTTGATTCAATTGCTGGTTCATCTCCTAAGTATTCTGCAATACAGATGTAAACTAGAGGATTAAAAATTGAGTGTTTTTCAAGAGTTTCTTCAACTCTTTTTAGATGAGCTCCAGTAATTTTAATATCATCAATTAAAACTAGAATATCTTCTTTCTCAATTGCTGAACTATCAATATGAAATAAGTCTGAAGAAATTGCCTTTTCACGCTCTTCCTTAGACATTAAACCATAGTCATCATCATAAGAGTACTTTCTTGTGATTTTACACAGCTCTACATCAATTTTATGTTCTATAAACTGTGGAGTTAGATAAGAAACTAAGTAATCTGTAAAAGCTGAACTTGCAGTTGGTACATTTTTAAATGGTGCAGAGTAAATCT